AAACCACCAACACCATACATATAAAAGTATTGTTTACCTTTATAGTCTGAGCTAACTGAGCCCCAATTTTGGTTGAATGTTCTACCAGCTTCGGTTTCGAACTTAGCGCCTTCAGCGAAAGCATTTACATCATACCCATCGATATCACCTGCTAACTCTTGTGAGTAGGTAGCGATATTCTGTTTGTATAGATTCTGTCCGTGTCTTTGTGGAGCGCCAACTATGTATGCCTCAACTCTGTGTCCATCGTTGATTGCATATGTAGCACCCATATAGTAAGCCCAAGCATCAGTCCAAGTTGCATCAATGATACCATCACCAGTCTTACGAACAAGTGTACCACTTAGTGCTAACTTATCGTTCATCATAAGACCTGTATTATAGTTCAAAGTAGTTTTCAAGAAACCACCTGCACCAAACTCTTGCTTATACTTACCACCTTTTTCGAAAGCGGCAGGGTCTGTTATAATATTCATAGTTCCACCAATAGATGGCGTAGCCAAGTTGACAGCTGATAAACCACGTTGCATCTGAATTGATGCAGCGGCATCTCCAACACCATCCCAATTAGACCAGTATACCCATCCGTTTTCCATATCATTTTGCGGTACACCGTTAATCATAACTGCTACGTTTCTCTGGTTGAATCCACGAACATTAATACGGGCATCACCCGCACCACCACCTTGTTGTGTTGCATATACTGATGGAGTTGTATTAAGAACCATAGGGATATCTTGAGAACCAAGACGAACTTCCATATCTTCCTTAGTTACCATCGAGTAAGCAACAGGTGTTTTTTCATCAGCACGAGAAGCCAAAACTTCAACGTCTGATAATTCAATCACGTTTAGTGGTAAAACAAAAGCCATTGTTAAATCATTATCGCCCTCATTTAACTGAACCATTTGTGATTGTGGTTTAAATCCAATAACTGTAGCTGTAATTGTGTAGCTTCCAGCATCCAAATCGAGCATAAACATACCACCCTCATCGGTTACTGTACCTTTATCAGTACCTACTACAACAATATTAGCATTAGCTAATGGGTCTCCTGCTTCTGATGTAACTTTTCCCGTTACCGATTGTGCGAACAACATCATCGGTGTTAGTAGAGTCATCATCATAGCAATTAGATTACGATTTCTCATATCGAATCTCCTCATTATTGTTATGTACGACACATTTTTCTACAGGTGTGTCTACTGCCTGTTTCTTGGTATGCGAAATCTTAATTGGCATATTCTTGGTCATCATTATCACCTGTAAATGATGGAACTTCACAGCTATCATTATTACAGAATTTATCTATTTCAGCTTCCTCATTTTTGATAACACCAAAAGACAACTTACCTAGTTTTTTCATTTGTTTATTATATTCTTTTTCATCTATAGCTTCATATGGCATTTGTGGATATGCGCCATAATCGTGTCTTGGTAATAACGATATACCTTTCAAGTGATATTGAAAATAATTCAACACTTGAGGTATCTGTTCACCCTCTGTTTTAGGATCGAATGTAACCGTACAACTTACTTGGTTATCAGCCCAATGTCGTTGCATAAATGCAGCTAAACTAAATTGTTCCCAAATGGATAGTTCACCTGCAGTTCTGATACCCTCACCAACATCTACTGGCACCTCAACTACGCAAGTTGTATCTTCAGAACCAAATGCAGGTTCTATCTTGTAACCTGCTTTCTCCATAGGTTCAATTAGTTCAGAATGTTTAGATAACCTAATTCTTCTTATATAAAATCTACTTTCGGGATAATGTAAGCCTGGAGTAGCACCAGCCAATAATGAGACTGTACCACTTGGTTTAACTGAAGTAGTCTTAATGGAACGTGGTACAGCAAACCAATCTGAATACATCTTATCCCATTCTTGTATGACATCATATCCCTCTTCTAACCAATGTCTAAATTCATTAATACCTCTGTTTGTAACAAACTGAGCAACACCACTTACACTACATCCGATTCTTCTGTTTCTTAACATCACTCTGTTAGTATCACTCCAATGTGTTCTACCAAGTGTAACTGTCTTTGCATATAAATATGCGTATTTTAAAGTTCTTGCATAATCTTCGAAACTATCGTGGTTACTTGGAAATGTTTCCACAAGGCAACACAACTCATATGATTCAAGTGTTTGCTCTAAACAAGGATTACCACCCATAGCTCTATAATCTTTATCATCACCACCATTTTTAATTCTTGAGTAATGTCTCATATTTTCTAACCAAGCAAAACCTGGCTCACCATTATCTACGATACGTTTTGCAGCTTCTGTATAATCCATACCGAGTTCTGCGAAGATAGAGTTATTAGATGTCCATCCAAATGTTTCTCTATGTGGATTAACCTTATAGTTTTTTAAATCCAAGTATTCTTCATTGTGTGGGTCACCAAAAACTATCTCAGCAGTTCTTCTAACATTACCTGCAACAACACACTTACCAATAAGATTCATTATATCTACGATTGTAGTTATTGTGATTGGTTCACCACTATTTTTCTCTAATACTTTTCTGATATCTTCGTGAACTTCTTTCAATGGTTCAGGACCTGAGCTAACTCCACCAAATCCTTTTATTGGTTCTCCAGCTGGTCTTACTATACTATAATCAAATTGCATAGGAGCAGTTCCGTGGAAATAACTTTCTAAAAGTAAACGAAGTGATTCTACCCAACCCTCACGAGTATCTGGTATTTGAAATGTTTCTTCAGCTCTATCTTTATTTGCACCTTTAACAACAATCTCACCTGCGCCTTTAGTATCAAATCCAACTCCAACACCTAACATACTTGCATCCATAAGGAAACAAAATGGCTTGGAATAATCTTCCTTTATTGTTTTTGTTGAAACAAATGCGCAATTGTTTAGGGCGGCATATAATCCTTTTTCTTCTGTGATTGGTGTTCCCATCGCCCACAGCCCGCGTCCAGGAGGCAAGAATTTCATATTAAAAATACGCTCATACATATCTTGAGCTGACTTTTGTGCTTGCCACGCGTTCCACCCTAATTGGTGAGACTCAATCCAATTTTTTTGCATTGAGTATGTACCTTCTACAACCCTTTGAACGGTTTCCCACCATCTCTCATTTTTTCCGTTCTCTTTGATTCGAGAATAGGTTCTCATATAAACTAATTCACCTAATCCATTGAAACCGAAAGGTGCTTTTTTCCTCTTAAATTTATCCAAAAACTTTTCTGACAACTGAAATTTATCCATTATGTAACGCTCCCATATAATCTATTTTTCTTGTTTGAAACTCATTTTTAAATATAATATATACCCGATTCAAAACCAAATTTATTCAAATCCGTCAAGATTTTTTTCAGTAGTTTTAAAATCATCATACTTATTTTTAAGAAAGCCTGTCAACATCTCATCAGAATTCATTTTATCAGTTTGTTCTTTACCTTGCCAAGAATCCCCCTCGAAAACTTCAAGCTTACCTACATTTGTATTAATATTGGCAGGATAAGTAGTACCATCTTGTCCAAATCTATTCTTCATAATATGAACCCTACCTGTATTAGCTATCTTATCTGTTGCTTTTCTACTAACCGACATAATAAAGTCTGCTGTCATAACCTTACTATAAGATTCAGCAACCTTATCAGCCTCAATAACATCCTCTTCGAGAGAACTTCTATTAGCTTGTGATGCAGTCCATATCGGAATATCATACTCACCAGCTAAACCTCTTAAGTCCTCATAGATATTACCTAATTGTAATCTATAATCTTTTATACCACTTGTATCTCTGAGTATATCAGCGTAATCTACCACAACTACATCTGGCATTTTATCGTGTAACTCTAAGTTTTTTAAATGAGCAGAAAGAGTTTGAACACTAGCAGTTCTTGTTGGGAAATATTTTATCAACAAATTACCTGTTAGCTTATTAATAACCTTTTCGACATCACTCATACTATACTTTAGATTAGCAGTTGGAATACCTGTAAAGATAGTATCATACCTTAATCCAACATATGCCTGATTTAACTCAAGTGTATAATGTACTACCGATTTACCTCTCTTAACAGCATCAGCACCAATCGATTGTAAAAACCAAGTCTTACCTATACCAGCTGGAGCAACAACAACTCCAAGTTCTCCTTTACCTAAACCACCATCCATAACATCATTGATTACATCCCACGGAGTTTTTATTGTATCTCTTGTGGATTCCTCAAATCTTGATAATAGTTCTTTTATATAATCGTGTCCTAAATCAGATAATGTACCAGCCTTCATCGCTGTATCTATAACAGTCTTTATCTTATCATATTCACCAATTTGTAACAAATCAACTGATTTTAATATAGCATTTTTTAAACTTTGATTCTTACAAAACTCAATCATTTTCTTCTGAACAAAATCTAAATCATCTGCTTCACGATAGTTGTAAACATCTTTTAGATTAGATACTACTGAAGTCTTTAAGATATCATCTTGTATATCTTCTATAGATATTTTCAAAGCCTCTAACGTTGGCTCTTTTTTAAACTCTAAGAAATATTCTTTGGTTTGTTTCACTAACCATTTATCTGCTTCACTATCAAACATATTAGAATCTAATATATCAAATATAGTTTGTAAGAATGGTTTTTTAAATATTAGGGATGTTAGTATTTTCTTCTGAAATGAAGTGCCGTATTGGCTAAGTGAATCTTGATTCAATTACTGCTCTCCATATAAATCTTTTTTAATATCATTAATTTTTTTATCACGATAACGTTTGACAGCACGCCGTTTAATTTTATCTTTATTTTTTTCGTAGTATTCCATATTCCAACGACGTTGAGCTTCTTTCCTTTCTTCTTCAGTTATATATATTTTTTTTCTACCCATAATACAATTTTATTTTTTCATATAATTATCCAGTCTGAGAAAGTGTTGATTTAGCCAAGTATCAATATTAGGTAAGTTCATAAACAACCTATCCTCAAAGAATAATTTCTCAAATTTAAACTTTTGTAATCTTGGTTTAACATTATCTATCAAGTCAAGTATTTTAATTTTTGTATTACCTGATATATCAACATCACTCAGCTGCATTAGCCTAAAATTTAAATCAATTAAATCAGTATGTTCAGTTAGTTTTGATTTTAACTTATCTAAGGTGAAGTCCTCTGAATCACATAGTTCAGGAAACTTTTTTATTGCAGTTTTCAATCCAAACCTCGGAACACCTTTTATATTATCAGATTTATCGCCATCTAATATTTTGTAGTAGATAAAATTAGTTGGATGAACCTTGTATTCATCGTTAACTAAATCTACATCATATAGTTTTTTTCTTACAGGACTCCAAACCTTAATATCTTCTGATACTAATTGTAAGAAGTCCTTATCAGTAGACATAATTATAGATTTTTTAAATCTACTTTTTGCTAAGTACGCTATAACGTCATCAGCTTCTATATTATCTACTGCCATAACATTTACAGGTAAAACCTCAAGATAGTTCAACAATCTTTTCAACTGAATTATCATATTGGTTTTTTCATCATCAGATTCGAGACCATCTTGTCTATTCAATCGTACTGCGCCAGTTCTTTTTTCTTTGTATTCAGGAAATATTTTCCGGCGACGAGTAGAACCACCTTTACCATCAAACACTATTACAACCCTTGTTGGTGATAACATATTAATAGCGTAACCTACACTCCTAAGAAAACCTACCAACCCACCAACGTGTATACCGTTATCATTCATTGTTGGCAAAACACTAAACACTCTAATAAAAGTGTTTAAACCATCAACTATTAATACTTTATCATCTACATCGCCGCCGTGAATATCCTGTTTAGACTTGTCTTTTATCTGATTGAGAATGGATATATAGTTGTCATTAGACATTAATCATCCATTACATCTTCAGTTTCAGTAACATCATCTATACCTATTTCACTCATATCATACTTGAGAACTAGCTTTTCACAAATCATATTATAACAATGTTCTTTAAACTCTTCATCTTCCAATTTCTCATTCCAATCTTTAGATTGAAACTTGAGTTCTTTACCTTTATGATCGTTCATAGTATACCAAGCACCACCTTGCTTTACAAGTTTATGGTCTTTTAATATCTTTAACCAACTACCTGTATCATCTATGCCACTCTCAAAGTATAGTGGAAACTCAGCTTGTCTTAGTGGAGGACCTAATCTATTTTTGATAACCTGAGCAAGTATAGTCATTCCGATTACATTACCTTTGCTATCTTTAATCTGTCCTTTATTCTTTAACCTAACACGAGTTGAAGCGTGAAAAGGTAAAGCTTTACCACCACTTGTAGTCCACGGGTCACCAAACATAACACCAAGTTTTTGCCTGAGTTGATTCGTGAATACAAGAGCAACTTTCTGTCTACCAATCATCTGAGTAATTTTTCTCATTGCTTTGGATATGATAATTGCTTTTGATGTAGCCCAACCGTCTTTATCATAATCAGCTTCCATCTCAACTTTAGTTGATGCAGCAGCTAATGAATCTACAAGAATAGTTACTAACCTATCTTTATCTGATTCACGTACTTTAGCTACAATATGTTCTATAGCTGAGAATATATCCTCAACAGTTTCTAAGTGAACATACAACATACTATTGATATCTACACCTATAACCTTTAGAAAATCTTGGCTTACTGCAGTTTCAGTATCTATATAAACTGCTACGCCACCTTTCTTCTGAGTTTCAGCTAACATATGTGCACCAAGTAGAGATTTACCACTTGATTCTAATCCATTTAATTCTGTAATCCTACCGACAGCGATACCACCATTCGGGCGATTAGATATTGCTAAATCTAACATCGTAGAGCCAGTTGATATGAATTCTTTTATATCAGTTGGTGTAGTTACACCATTATCTAAAAAGAAAGCTACATTATCTTTACTACCTTTAAATGATTGATTTAAATTTTCGGCTAAAATGCCTGCGAGTTCATCTCGTGTACTCATTTATTTCTCCTATAAAAGTTATGGGGCAGCTGATGCTGCCCCAATTAACTAACTTAACTATTGAATAAATCGTCAAATGAATCTGTTACAGATTGAACTGAATCAGATTTACCTACTGGAGCATTTGTAGTTTTTTCTTCGGTAGATTCATCCGTCTCATCATCATTTTCTGAGTTACCATTCACCCAATTTTCAAGGGCTAATGTTAGTTCCTCATAACTCTGCTCTTTATAAATCTCTCGGATATCTTTTTGATTCTCCATAAGAGTTTCCATTAAAGAAGCATCTTCCGTGATCGGTGTTTGATTAGGTTTAACCCTAATACTTGTTTTAGGATACTGAGCACCCAATTCTTCTGCTGTTTTGAACTCGACAACAATATCACGACCATTCATTGAGTCGGTGATATCAAAGTAATCAGGATCGGTATTAATAGATAACAGTTCTTGATAAACTGTTTTACCAAATCCCCAAAACTTAACACCCTCTGATTCTTGTCCTCTAACCACGATTGGTGCGAAAGTTCTCATCTTAGCTTCTAACTTTCTACCCATAGCGTAATCATCACGATTGCCGTTAGCTTTCAATTTCTTTGAAAACTCTTCGATTGGGTCAGGACGTCCAAATGAAATTGGTGAAAGATAATTTTTCTTACCAATTTGATAATGAAAGTACAATTCAATAAAAGGATTTTCCTTATTGAATTTGTAAGGTACTATTCTAATTTGGGTTTTACCAGCTGATGGTTTCCACAGATTACTTACACGAGTATTTGATTCTTGAAGTTGGGATAACCTTGCTTTTATTGCGTTAATATCCATTCGATATTCTCCTATTGTTTACTGTTTATTTGTTAATTCGTATTCGAGACATTCTCGCCTCAAACATAAATATAACCTTATATTTAAAAAACGTATTTTTTTTATTTCGTTAAAAACATTTTGTTCATAGTTTTAGCCACTTCCATTACATTCGTAACGTTAATGAAACTAGCATCTTTACCATACATAGTTTTGAAATCTTCTACATATCTTTCTCTATCATATGTATCACCGATGAAGTAAGATAAAACATTAACTCCCATACCACGTATCTTGTTTACCATTTTTTTAGTATGATTCAAAGCATCACCGTAGTAGTAGTCAACACCATTACCACTAAACATTGGCATCCCATCTGAGAAATTTAAGAAGTAGGAATCCCTATCATTAGAAGTAGGAATGATATCTTTTAAGATAGCTTCGAAACACAAGCCCTCAGGAGTAGTTCCGCCAGGTCTTATGAAAGCAAAGTGTCTCTTGATTTTAGACATCTTATCAACTCTTGAATCATAACCCACAGCTATTAAAGGCATATAATTACTATTCCCTCTAGCCCTCATAGCAGCCTCGTGTGTAGTTCTGAAAGAAACAACAACATCAACATTTTGAATCATTGAAGCAGCCTGACAAATAGCGACAACTGAAGTCATCGTCTTATCCCACTTGTCTCCACTCATACTGCCTGAGGCGTCAACTGAGATATGTAAGAAAGCATCCGAGAACTTTTCTACAAAAGTAGTGTTGAAAACTCTCTGGTTTCCAAAACCTAATTCACTAACTAATCTCTTATCAATCTTACCACTATCAAGTCTAGTCCACTTAGTATCTCTTGATTCTCCACGAACTTGAAGCTTTCTACCAAGTTTCTTACCAAGAGCGATACCTTCATTGATTGGCAACTTGTTATTTTCCATAACTCTAAGATAGTAATCCTGCAAATCTTGTCTATTTCTATCTCTGAAATTTGTACTCATTAGAGATGGAAAAACATAATCATCGAACATACCATCAGTAAGTTTATTAACATAAATACACTTTATACCTTTTACGGGAACAGCCTTGTAATCACCACTCTCATAATCATACTGCTCTTTAGTAAGACCATCACCAACATTTTTCAACTCAACACCAGCTTCTTCCATACTCTTGACAATACCTTCATCTTTTTTAGATAGCTTACCTGTCTTAGGTGATTCACCATTTATAAACTTCTTCTGCTTTTCAATAGCATTAGTAAGTTGCTTTTTCTGATTCTCAGTAAGTTCTACTGCTTCACCACCACCACTTTTCATCCCAGCATTTTCAACAAACTTTTTTATCTTCTCAACAGTCAAATCTTGAACAGAACCACCATTACTCTTTTTATCATTATCTGATATTTCAGAAGCAGGCTTTACTTCACCTGTATCATCATTATGAATTGCATCAGGTAGTAATTTGTAAATAATGTAGACAACTTCTTGAGCAACATCAAGAGCTTCACTCGTAGATTGCATACTCTTGATACCACCTTGATTCTTGAAGATAAGATTGTAAATTTTATCCAACTTAGGAAGAACATCTAACCTACGATTCTTATTAGTAAAGTTTAATATTCTGAATAAGTATGAATCCCAACTGATAGAGGTATGTTCATCAGATAGAACAGCTTTGTCAATCACTTTGGAATGAAAATACTTATCATACATAGAAGTGTAGTAGCCCTTGTAGCCAGGTGAAGTAGTAAAGACATAATAGTCAATACGTCTATCCTCAATGTAGTTCAACATATTCTTTACGTGTCCCATCACATCAGTTCTACTGTATCCTGCCCACTTACCAAGTTCATAAACATCTTGTCTAATTTCGAACTCAAGATTTTTAAGTAAAACAAAATCAGAAAGTTTAATATGTGAACCCTCGTGAAGAGCCAACCCAACCGTTGAGTCAAAGTTTTTCTCATCAAGTTTAGAACCGATAGTAACTGTCTTACCATCAGTATAAGAATCATTACTGGTTTGAAATCTTACAGGAATAGAAGAATCGCCAGTAACAATACTAACGAAGTTTGAGATAGCTCTACGATACGAAGCCAAAGCAATGTGGTCAACACCACTTTTTACTTCTACTTCATCATCGTCAAAAATACTTGTTTTACGAGAATCTAAATCACCCATCCAAAAGCCAGAGTAATTAGTATTATTAGAAGAATACTTTTCTCGAAGAGCCATCGGATTGAAATGTTTTAACTTTGACATATAACCTCTATTATTTATATTAGATCTTAATACATTTTGACCATATGAGTCAAGTCTTTTTTTAACTTTTTTACCCATATTTTATAAATTCTTCTGTCTCTATAAAGTCATCTCCTATATCTTCTATAGCTTGTTCCATAGCAGTTTCTTGTTCTGAGCCAGTAAAAGCCTCTTCTTTAGATTCTTTTAACATTGACTTCATTACATCTTCAGCTTCGAGACAACCGAAAAGCTCATACCTCTCAAATATAGTCATTTTTTTAACTTGACTATAAGTGTATTTACCTACGTTAGAGTTCATTTATTATTCCTTTATTTTTCATATGAGAATATAAGAATAAAAATGTATATATGTCAAGTCTTTTTTTAAATATTTCCGTGAGTCTCTGTATCGATTATCTTGTGTAGTTTAGTATTTATACGTTGAACTTTCTCTGTAGAGTCGTAAAGTAGTATACAATTTTTGTAATTATCCCAATCAATACTAAAGCTCTTATCCAATATACCATTGTTAAGTTCTCTAATCAGCATATTTAGAGCGTTAATGGTATATAATGTGTTTGATTGCTTTTTTCTATGTAATGATATGGTGTTTTTAGCCCCCTGCAAAAAGTCATCTGTTTTTGGTATGTTATATGTACACATTAATTGAGATGAATCATCTGTATTTGATAAGACATAAATTTTGTTGTACATTATATCGTTGCACTCAACGATTAAATCTATAGTTGGTTGTAGACTATTTGTATCTGTAAAAGTACATAATAGTTGTGTATTCATTAGCTTAACTCGCCTTCCAATAATTTAAAGAGTACTGAATTAGCTCCACCTTTTTCTATATAAGTTCTTTCTATCTTACCATCACGTGTTTTTTTAGTTCTGGTTTTTATAATAGGTTGTTCTTTACCATCCTCACCTACATACATTAGAAATGAACTTTTATTGGGGTCTTCTGATTTTCTAATTCTACCCTCTTCATATAAGTTTTTAATTTTAGTTAGTATATTCTCCCCCTCTTCACTGCCAGGCAAAGGTACTTTTCGTAACTTACCTGCATTTTGGTATAAAAATCCTTGTAGTCCCTCAGGTGGATTAGTTCCTACAATATTGAATGTCATAAAATCATATAAAGCGGTTGCATCTGCATCGGATGCATCTAAAACAGAGTCTAACATAGCTTCGTGTATCTTCTCAGGATCATCTAATTGTACAATGCGTTCTCTGTAAGCATCTCTCATACTCTCAGGTAGTTTTTCTATTTGAGGTTCGTATTTTTTTAACTCTTCTCTTCTTTCATCGCTACCTGGCTCTGTATCTTCTATAGCAACAACTGCTTTCCTTGGTCCTAGTTGTCCTAATTGTACTGAACTACCATCTTTAACCGATGAACCTATCAAGGCAACTTTCTCACCATCAGGTTGTTGTGCGTATATCACAATATCTGCCCTAAACTCATCAGTATCTGCACCACCCTCACAATCAACTCTTAGGTTAGTTCCCTCAGGAAAATCACCCTTACTCAATAATGATTTAGCAGCTGCCATTTCTACAGCTAATTTATCATTACCTAAGATAGATTGAAGTTGCTCTTTTAATTTTTCAGTATTATTAGGATTACTAAAGAACTCTGATGCATCAGCTCTTAGTGATAAAGTATCAACTGATACACCATTCTTTGTTGTAAATTTTCTTTCTGTTATAAGTGTTTCAACAATATCTCCTAGCTCATCATCATTGTAGTCTGAATCAGCTATAGCATAGGCTAAAGCAACTACACCCTCATAAGCAGTAGCTTCTCCTTGTTGTTTTTTACTCTTAGTTCTATCAGGCTTAGAGTGAATTACATATTTCTTACCATCTGGTGAAAATGCTATCGCTCTTTTACTATTGTATTCTATATTATCCCACCCATTAGCTTCTAAATCTTCAGCCAACTTTTTTAGGGATTCTCCTCTTTGCATCTCTGGAACTTCATAGTGAAAGTTAAATTGTCGTTTTGGATTGAATATTACATCTACTATGTTTGTTTTTGCAATATTAGCTCTCTTATCACCCAAACGTAATTCAACGCCTGTAGATTGTGTTATAGCACTTACATTATCTTTAGTGCTTTTAATTCTTCCTGTTACCTCTTCTGAATCTAATTCATCCGATTTTTCTTTTAATCTCGATTCAGCTTCTTTTATTTGCTTCTGAACCATAGGACTTTTGTGTTCTTTCTCCAAATCATCGTGATAATCAACCCCTAACTCTGATTCATCCTCTTTATCATCAACTTTTGCGATATCCTCTGGTGATGCATCTTTTTTAACTATATCTTGTGTATCTGGATTATGTTTCTGTACAACATACGTGTTGCCACTCTTTTTATTCTTAACAATATCATCTTCATATAAGTTAGAAATTAGCTCATCTATTACATCTTGTACCCATCCTTCTTCTACCAAAGCCTCTTTCAACATTATAATATCAGCGTGTCTCTTCCAATTAGGCGCACCACCCTTACATTTGTAAGCTATTTTATTTACAATACTATTAAAGTTCATAACTACTCATTTCTTGGTAATTCTTACCTATGGTAGTTTTAGTGAAATAACCGTCAACCTCAAGTAAGTTCTTTAAATCCAACAAAGTTTTTTCTCCGTCTTGTTTACAAAAATCAAAAAGAAAAGCATCATAACTATATAAGATTAATTTACTTTTCTTATCAGCCAAGTACTTTTTGATATCATTAATCAAGCGTATATTTCTTTCAGTTTCTAACGACTGAATCATATAATTAAACAACTTATTAGGGTTCATATCATCAAAAGTTGTTCTTTTAAATACTCTTATATAAATATCAGTAGTTACTTCTTTTTGCGTGGTAAATGTATTCCAAAGAGTATCTATATATTCCCTAACCCTATCAAAGTAATCAATTTGTTTAGAAATTTCTTTAGGTATACCACCATAGAGGTATCTAAAACTTAACTTCTTGGATTCTTCATAGCTAACACCATACTCTTTAGCCATATGTTCGTGTACTGAACCATCAGGAAAACTATAACCTACTTTATCTGCTATTAATCTTAGGTGATAAGCATCAAAGTCATACTCAACTAACGTACCATCATCGAATCTACTTATATACTTCTCTCTACTACCATCGGTTTTGTTCAGAGCTGCATAGTTAACACCACCGAATCTATTAGATGGACGACCTGTAGATGTAAATGAATTATACTGTGTGTACTCCATACCATCTTTTGTGTGTAATCCACTTTGTTCTATGTAATTTAGGTTTTCTATTATCTCATTGTTATATTGTTTACACTCAAACTTTTCTAGTATATACTGACAATATTTAAAAGCCACCCTACAATATTCTAAGTGTTTCATCAATGGTATGAAGTTGTTTATATTCTCCACACCATAGTAGTTAACTTGATACCACCTATGCGCATCAAATGAGTACAACTCCTCAATACCAAAATACTTACCACTCACTAAATGTAGATAGTGATTTAAATCAGTATAGTTAGTAATCTTATATCTATGTAACAGTTCTTTAGCGCCAAATAGATACACCTTACCGAAATTATCAAACTTATCACTAACCAAATTCACCCTATTAGAATCAGAGTTCTTGATGTTAATTACATAGTCTTGTTTAAAGTCATTTATATAAATGACAGATATGTCATTTTGGATAGGGTGTTTATATGCATCTTCATACACGAACTGCATAAAGATATCTTTACCCTTTAACTTTTTATATAACCTATCAAGACCTTCTACAGTCTCAATTACTTTTATTTTTTCCATTCAATGATATTGTATTCGTTTGAATATTCATTTTCGGTATCGAAGAAAAACGCAATTAGAGTCCATCTATTACCTCTAGTTACTGGCTCAACTCCGTGTATAGTTAATCCGTTATGAAAACTCCCACAACCTTTATTTATAACCTTACTTTGTTTTACTTCCCTATTATTTAGGTATTCAAATTCACCACCCTCGTAATCAGAAAAATTATTTAATAGTATAGTCATAGATATAAGAGATAAATCACAATGGTGTTGTAACTTACCTCTAGCACCATCACCATACTTTCTTACGAAAAATTCTGCATTAGTAATCTCAGAGTTCATTTCATAAGCTATATTTACCATATTATCTATCTTAAATTCACCACACATATTTTCCATATCTTTTTGTAGATAGTTCACCTGCCACTCTGGTTCTCCATCCACTGTATCTACCCTTTCACCATCTATGTGCTCGTCTGTATGATTGATTAAGTATTCACACACTTCATCAGATAGAAGATTAATCTCATCACGTGGATTCTCATCAGAAAGAAAACATTGTTCAACTCTCAACCTAGCATAATCTGTACGAACGTCTTTTTGAATTTTATCAAGAATATTCCAAGCTTGGCTAGAGGTGCCTGTATTTATCAAATATAACCTTTATTTATAGTATTTAATATAATTAGTGATTAGTTTTTTCAAACCACGAAAATTTTTATCAGCGATTAAAACCGCCTGTCTATTTGCTTCCATAACTTTAGTTCTATCGCCTGTAAGTTTCCAAAATATTGATTCGTACTGATACAAACTATCTACATCAACAACTCCTTTTTTAATTTCAAATGGAACTGAATCTCCTACTTTTTTAGCAAAATATCTTACAAAAAATCCTTTTTTATAATCAATATTTGTTGGTTTTGTTTTACCGCTAACAACTGAATTTACAAAATTAAAATTGTTTGAAAGTAGTTGATATTTTTGTTTATCATCTTGAACATCAATCGGATATATGGGATTTATAATTTTTGAAGTTTTATCGTGAGATTTACCTGTCATATAAAAAATTTGCCCACCCCTTGTGTAGTGTGCGTGATATTCTAATCCAGCTGGAACTAAACCCTTATCCTCATAGTAAAAACTTTTATCTTTTGTTTTACCTAAATGCTTTACATTTAAAGTCTCTCTTACAATTTCTTGAACTCGTTTACTCATTTTCTACAACCTCAACATCATATTTCTTTTGTAAGATATGTACACTTTTCTTTGAAAGTGCATCTTTTATTAGTTCAACAAAATCTTCATCTTCTTTGTTTAAAGCTTTTTCCATAGGTTCGTAGAAAGAATCAGGAACATCAAACTGAGTTTTTAATTGCTTTTTATTTGGTCTGTACCTCATAGTTCCAGTAATAGTTGTAGTCCAATTATTGTCAGATAAGTTATGAACCACCGATGTAACAATAAAATACGTTTTATTTTTATATTGTTTTGGTAGGTAAGATATTCTGAATCTATCTCCCCACTTTAATCCAGCAACACCTAATATGGTAAATTCTAATTTTACAGGTTCTAAGAGCCTGGTTGTCTTACCCGATACGAATTTTCCTCCTACCATTACTTTGTTATTTAATCTATAGTTCATACGTTCTTGATATCGAGGATACATTCTACCATAGCTATCTAAAGATGTGATAGCATTTATACCACCTCTAGATGTTCTTTTTTCAACTTTTATTTCTTCTTCTTCTCCTAAACCCACTAATCCAAGTAAAGCTTTTCCGCCTGTAAGAGTAAGTTCTTTGGTAAACTCCCAACCATTTAAGATAAACTGTTTAACATCTTCTCCTGCTTCAGCTAACGGACTAACAATATCTCTTTTTTTTACAAAAACTTGTCCTGGATTTATCTTTCCTCTACGAAAATACTTACCATTCTCATCTACAAAGTCAGTAACTCTAATTTCACCTTGCTGAAATGTTGGTTTTAAAAAGATTCTTGATTGTGTTTTCGCATTTTCTCTTGATAATTCTGTTATCAACTGATACTTTAATTTATCTGAGCCAAAACTTCCATTCATTAAAGGTTCATCATTTGTTCTATTATTTGAATACATAGCAGCTAAACCTGCTGAGTCTGGTATGGTTATTGTCAAATTAACGTTTGAAACAAAAGGATCGTATGTGTTATCACTATCACTTAATCTTTGAAATGTTGGAAACTCATATGGTTGCATAGACTCTTCAACAGCAGGAACAGAATCTAATTCTACAGTTGAAGTCCAAGTTTCGTTTCTATCTAATCTATCGAGTTTATAAAATCCACCATATTCTATTTCTATGTAATTATATAATTTTCCTAATCCCTCTTTAAGAGATACAGCATCGATAAAGCATTCTTGTATCAATTTCCAATGTAGTAATACTCTTCTCAATGAACCTTTAGCGTCTGGTGTAACACTAGCTTTTTTCTCTCTAGCATCATACATCGTAGTATTCTCAGATACAAAATTATCAAATGGAAGTGCAGCTTCTGATAACTTTACGTATTCTCTTACTATTGGATGGAAACTATCTAAAACTCCTATAGAACTTCTTGAAACATCATTACCATAAGTCTGCGAATTAAAATCTCCTGATATATCTACATCTTCTTCTTTTATTTCTTTTTTAAAAGAATCTGCTACTTTACCTGGTATAATCATTTTTTCAGGATTTGTTGTGTATAAAAATTTATGTGAGTTTAGTAAGTTTGGATTACCATCAACATCAACTGATTGCACCCCTGCAACATCACCTGCAGGTGAGTTTACCATACCATAAGCAACTGAAAGAATATTATCCTCCATCCAACCCCACGTACAATAAGGACCAAGTTCATTATTAAATTTATCAAAATTAAATGTTACTTTTGGTGCACTCTTAATAGGTCCTTTTAGTGATTTGTAGTAAAAGTTTACAGGTTTTAAATCACCACGATAAAAAATACCATTTGTTCTAATTGAATCATATGGTGTTGCTACCTTATATCGAAAGGTTTCTATTGGGTCTAAAATATTAATTGTCTTAGATTCAGTACCACCTACAGCTCCAGCACATCTAATCATATATTCTTGTAAGTTATCAAAGAAATCTTTTGGTGTAGCAGTTAAATATGCATTCATATCTTTACGTGCTTCTTCAAAAATATTTGTACCAAGCGCTGTGTTAAATAATGAACCTGCTTCGTTAACAACATCTGATTTAAGTTGTTTAATAGGGTCAAAATTCTTATCAAGTATTGATTTCTTTGTTGGTTGTGGGGATGGAGTCTCAAAATAACCTATAGAGTAAGTGTTATCACCTTGAGAACTAGCATTAAAAAGCATAGAGTTAGAAATCATTTCTAAAGTAAAATTAAATGCACCTGCTTCGTTAACAGTGTATTCATATGATTTAGTACAACCTATAAGAGCTTCAGATTTTCCTGTTCTTTCTCTATGTTGGTTCACTATGTTAAAAATAGAACTAACATCTGGATTGTTGATAAGAGTATCTAAATTAATTAAATCAGAACTTGTAGGTTGTGAGTATCCCCACTCCAATAACCAATAATTTCCTGGCGTGAATAGATACGGCTGATAAAAGTTTAAATCTTCTATACTTGGTATTATACCTTTCAAAGATACAATGGAAACTAATCCCTCTGTTAATCCTTGTTGTGTAACATTTAAAGATGTCAACCCAGCCGTTGGTCTTCCTCTTCTCTTTGCATCAGGATTATATTCTAAGGATGGTGGAGCAACTTTCCCAAACGCTCCAAGAGAACCCTCTCTTAACATTAATTTATTTCTAAGAGCCTCATCAGATTTATCTATTCCTATCAGTAAAGGAACAATACGAATATAGGTTGATTTTACTGCCTCTTGTTCAGTAACACTTTTGTTTTTTCCTCTATTAGCTAAATTCTTACTACGAGTTTCTAAAAGTTTTCTGACACTTGGTGTTATGTCTTGTTCTAATCCGGCTCTCATTAGTATTCATAATCTTTTATTATTTCATTAAGACGACTTGGACTTGGAATACGTACCACATCTATTGTTGAATCTATGGCATAACCTTTTTTTCCTATCCCATTTGCTCTAGCTATAACCCACCACAAATTTTCATCATCATAGTATTGTTTAGCTAAACTACCTAAATTTACACCATCAACTCTATTCACAAATAAATCGGTATCATCAACATCGATTGATGGCAATAACTTGGTTACATAGTATCTTTTACCTTGTTTACTTGTCTTGATATTATTGTTTGATTTGTATCTACTCATATGTTTTTACTTCTTCCCAAAGTGGTAATCCTGTATCATTTGTGGTTAATGTACCATTGTTACCTTTACCCGAATGGTCAATAACAGTAGTTTTACTACCCTCATTGAATTTCCAATATCCTACAAGGTCACTATTTTTGGTATGGTCATATTTAGTTCCACCATTA